AATGGCAATAAGTGACACACGTCCATCAGCATCATACTCATGTCGGGGCAAGACAGTCTTTCCGTTCAACATCGTTGAATCGGAAGTCACAGACTCCGAGACGGGCAAGAAGCGAACGCAGTACGAATACGACGAGGCGCGGGTGGCAGGCGAAGTGACTCGGGAGAAGCTGATTTCCGCAGGGATTGCGGCACGGTACAGCATCGAGGACGAGATTGCGACAATCAACAACTACTTGGAAGACAAGGTAGAGTATGCAGTCGAGTATGGGGAGTATCAGACAGTTCGGGCGGATGCCAAAGCGTTGGCAACAACCGCGAAGGCGATCAGCCCGAGCGTCCCGGTGGTGATTGAGAAATGAGCGTGACGGAGGCCGTAGTTGTGAGTAATCGGACAGCTTCGTTTCTAATCGCAGTTCGCCACGACGCGCAGAAACTTGCGGATCGTATTGCCGAGGTGTGGAGCTACGTCGACGAGGTCGTAGTCGTACACGATGGCGAGTGTGAGGATGACACGGTCGATGTGGCTCTGGAGTGTGGAGCTACGGTCATTACTGCTCCCTATGAGGGTTATTGTGAGCCGCAGCGTAAGCGTGGCTTGACGGTGTGTACCAGTGACTGGGTCCTTATGGGAGACGTAGATGAGGTGTTCGCGCCAAAGTTCCTTGAGAACCTTCAGCAGACAATTGATCGCGCGGTCAGGAAGCGCTGCGACAGGGTTGCGATTAGGCGCCTTGAGTATTACCTGGAGCCTCAGGAGGTATCCCTGCACGTGCGGCTCTTTAAGCGTGAGTCGACTGTGCTGTCGGACATCATTCATATCCAGCCGGGAGGCCCAGGACGGGTACTGAATCTACGCGGGGTCCAGTTCACACATTACTCGAGCACGGACGGGCCTCACGGAGATCGCGATGCTGCTAGGGAGAAAAGCCGCCGGTACGCTAACGTCCAGAAGCGGCTGCAGGAAAGGTATGCGGCACGTCCCGAAATCATTTCGGAGTTTCTACGTGTAGAGTATAATACCGGAGAGGATGAATATGCCGAAGATTAGGGATGCATTGCACAGGGTTGATCCATATGAGGGCTTTGTACCGGTTCCGCACAGGTACGGTCTGGGCCACTCCCCCGGTGGCGGGGACTCGTCGCTGTTCCGGAGGTTGGTCGAGCAGATTCGACCTAGTGTCATTGTTGAATTAGGTACTTGGTACGGCGGCTCTGCAATAACGATGGCCATGGCGGTTAAGGAGCTGGGCCTCGACTGTGAGATCGTCTGCATCGATACGTGGCTAACCGGCAATGTTATGTGGCGCGGAGGCGCACATGAGTGTTTAGCGCTGCGGAACGGCTATCCACAGGCGTACTACTTCTTTCTCTCGAATGTAATGGAGTACGGTGTCCGGGATTACATCACTCCGCTACCACTTATGTCTATCCATGGAGTAGCAGCTCTGAAGGAGCTCGACGTAGAAGCTAGTCTCATCTACGTTGACGCAGAACACACTGAGGAGTCTGCATACGAAGACATTACGATCTCCCAGCCGCTTCTTGCCTCGGGGGGTACGATCTTTGGCGATGACTATTACAACTCGAGTTCTGGCGTGGGTCGGGCCGTCGGTCATGCATTTGGCAATAACTTTTGGACTTATGATTGGGTCGGAGTACCTGAGGAGCTACAGAAGAACCGATTCTGGGTACACGGACCTATACTAGAAGAGGAGCAGACAAGTGAGTGAGAAAGCTTCAGTGACACTATTGGTGGCTGTAAGAAACGAGGGGAAACACATCAAGGGGTTTCTAGAACACCACGCGAAGTACTTCGACGATGTGGTTGTGGTACACGATGGTAAGTGCACAGATGATACCCTCAACATTGCGGGAGCGTACTCAAATGTACGCTACTTCGAGCGGCCGGGTGAGCATAACCCTTTCCCGCAACGGGAGTGGGCACTTCACAATGTGATCCCTTACGGGACGTGGGTAGCTGTGTTCGACCCCGATGAGAAGTTGAGCGACGAGCTGCTCAGCGACCTTCGCGACAAGCTCATTGCCGAGGCAGATGCTGATGAAGCCGACGCGATCGTTGTGACTCAGGATGGATATGTGGACGGGAAGGCTATACGGAAGGTACCGGTGTGGAGGATCTTTAAGAACGCCGGAAGTGTTCACTATCCTGAGCACCCCCATGCGGGGCCGGAGGGTCTCACAAAGGCAACGAGCCATCCAGAGTACATCTATATACACCAGAACTCTTCAGCTGACTATCTAACCAAGGTTCGCCGCAGAAACGCCCACTACCGTCGGATCATCGCTGCGGATCCCAACTCGACTCGTAGAGCGGCCTGGGAGGCCGGGATGGTGATGCGACCCGAGATCGTAGAGGTCCTCAAGAACGCAGGAATCTCCCTCGAAGTACAAGGTCACCCACTCACGAGGTTCGGTAGGAAACTAAGTAAGCAGCTAGCCGACGAGTTAGGGATCGAGACGTTTGCAGAGATGGCTGGGGGTGATACTGAGTATATCGCTCGAACTCTAGGGATCGATGAGAGTCAAGTTAAACAGATGCAGAAGTTTTCACGGAGACAATGTAAGTGAAACGAGTCGCCAAAGACTTTCCGGGAGTTGTACAACTCGAAACAAGTGTTCGGTGTAACGCACACTGTCTTATATGCCCAAGTCAGTACCTCAAGCGTGAGGACATGACGCTTGAGTTCGCAAAGGGCATTATAGACCAGTGTGTAGGGCGCCCAGTGGAGGTGTTCCATCCCTATGGATACGCGGAGCCCCTAGTATGGCCCCACCTCGAGTCGCTAATTAGCTACATTCGAGATAGGCTCCCAACTACCCAAGTAGTACTGTATACAAATGCAGCCCTACTGGGCGAAGAGATGGCACAGATACTGATCGACCTGGGAATTGCTCACATTACGTTCTCCGTTGACGGGGTTACCGCTGAGACCTACGAAGCTGCAAGGCCTCCACTCAAGTTGGCAGCTGTAATTGCAAACATCCTACGCTTCCTTGAACTGAACGAGGCTGCAGGAAGCCCGGTAACTACACGAGCACATATGACGTTTACTAATCGGAATCGACATGAGGTACCCGAGTTCTTTAAGTACTGGACAGGCCGAGTTGACGAGGTTACCCATCGTGAGTGTGACTCGAGGACGGAGCAATTTGACGGCGAGCCTAGGTGTTACACAGGGTGCGCTTCCTCTGACCCCTGTGCTCAGCCGTTTGCCGGTATGTACATCTGGTGTGACGGCTCTGTAGGAATGTGTTGCATCGACAGTGGGCCGGAGACGTCAATGGGTAACCTTCACGAGCAGAGTATGGAAGAGATTTGGAGAGGTCCGGTACTTAGTCACGTTAGGGAGCTTCACAACGCGGGACGGAAGGCTGAGATCCCATTATGTAGTACATGTTCGGTGATGATGTAAATGAAGCTTGACTCGTACGATACGCAACTGATAGCTGACACGTTGCAGCGGAGGTTCACTGAGGAGCAGCTCGTTGCAAGTGGGTGGATGGACGTCTCACTAAGTGCGCCGGAGCTGCGTAAGCAGTTGGGGGAGTTGGATCTCCAGTTCTTCTGCCAGTTCTACCTACGGAACCACTTCACGAAGCCAGTGGCTGCGATGCACAAGGGATTTACCAAGACCGTAGAGGAGATGCTAGAGACCCCGGGCCGACAGAACCTCGCAATAGCGTGGCCTAGGGGGCACGGAAAGTGCGACGTCGCAGAAACTCTGGTCCTAATGAGTGACGGGACCGAGGTTGAGGTTCAGTACATACTACCAGGCGATCGAGTTATGTGTTTGGACTACGAGAGTATGAAGCTCGTACCAACTAGTGTAGTTGCTGTATACGACCAAGGTGTCAAGGAGGTTTGGTGGCTGCGTACACGTTCAGGCCGTAGAATTGCTACAACAGGCGAGCATGGGTTTACGGTACTTGAGAAGGGCCTACCCAAGAGGCGCAACTTACAAAACCTTACCGTGCAGGATAGGGTTGCTGCGGTCCGTAGCTGGACTCCTGAGGCAGTATTGAAGCCGGATCATTCTGTGGATCCCAAGCTTCTAGGCTGGATGATCTCTGAGGGAGGCTTCTCGGGGGGAGGCGTTACCTTTACCCAAGTAGATTCTGACAGCGTAACTGATTTTAGGAAAGCTGCAGAGTCTAGGGGTTGGGGAGTTAGACGGATTGGCAAACGTGAAGACGGGATCACTTATTACTGTTCAGGTGCGCGGGACTGGGCTCGTAGGTACGGACTGTACGGTTCAAACTCGTACACCAAGAGGATACCCGGAGAGGTATTTGGTTGGCCTATCGAAGATGTAGAAACGTTCTTGATAGCCCTGTGGAAGGGTGATGGACACATTACTACAAGAGGTTCGGGTACTTGTCATGAGTACTGTTCGATGTCTGAGGGCCTTGTACGAGACGTGCAGCGGTTGCTAGGCCGCTTTGGTGTGGTTTCGCAAGTATACGAGACGCCTACAGAGGGTAGATTCGGGAGAGCTTGGAGAGTTATTGTAAATCAGACAAGTGAAGAGTTTGCCCAGCTCATGAACATTGAGGTTCTAGGGACCGACGGACGCGGTGCCAAACTAGACTGCGTGCCTTATGGGTGGCATAAGTTGATGAATACGCGTCAAGGTGCATTCAAGAAGAAGCACGGGTTCCATGTAGTACCCGATCGGAGGGACTCGTCAAGGACTCGAGTAGCAAAGGTAGCTGCGTTAGATAAATCAGATAAGCTTCAGACTCTAGTAGATAGCGACGTTTTTTGGGACTCAGTAGTAAGCATTGAGTATGAGGGTGAGGTTCACACATACGACATCGAGGTCGAGCATCCGGATCATAACTATGTAGCAGAAGGCTTCGTCGTTCATAATACTTCTTGGGCTGTGTTAGGGCTTCCTGCGTGGTGTGTTTGCTACGAGAAGCGGCACTTCATACCAATCATAAGTGACTCCTTTCCACAAGCAAAGGGTCACCTTGCGACCTTGAAGTACGAGTTCGAGAATAACGAACGTATCGCTGAAGATTTTGGGGACCTCCGGGGCAATAAGTGGCAAGAAGATGATATCGAAACGACCACATACGTAAAAGTAGTTGCCCTGGGGTCCCGAATGAAGATTCGCGGTCGAAAGTTCCGGCAATGGAGGCCGGATCTGATAATCGTTGACGATCCAGAAGACGTTAAGGGTGTCCAGAGTTCGACGATGCGTCGGGACATCCAGAACTGGTTTAACCGTTCCGTGGTTCGTGCTGGGTGGGAAAACACAAAGATTCTAGTGATTGGAAACTTTATCCACTCAGAGTGTTTGGTACGGAAATGTGTGCTAAACCCGATGTTCCAGCACACTACCTATCGAGCGGTTGCACGGTGGGCCGACAACCCTGAGTTGTGGAACGAGTGGCGAAAGATACTCACTAGTATAGAGAACCCTAATAAGGAGAAGGATGCCTATGCGTTCTACCTAGAGCGCAAGGTGGAAATGGATGCCGGTGCAGTAAGTGCTTGGCCGGAGGCTTATCCGTACTACCAACTCATGGTCATGAAGGCATCCGAAGGTTCGGCGTCGTTCTCGATGGAACTCCAGAACATTCCGGTGGCTCCAGAGGATCGGCTCTTCCCAAGGTGGGCGGCGTATTCACGGGAGTGGATAGGTGACGAGGTTGTATTGACTCCACACTTTGAACACTTGCCTGTTAAACTGTCCGACTGTAAGCTCTTTGCGTTCACCGATCCATCATTGGGTAAGACTCAAGCAGCTGACTACAGCGCTATTATTATTATTGCAAGAGCTCCTTCGGGGCTGGGGTTCGTAATTGAGGCAGATATGAAGAGGCGGACCCCGGATACGTTACTTCAGGACCAGATTAGATGGGGCAGACGTTATCGGGTAGCTCGCTGGGGCATCGAGGCCGTTCAGTTTCAGGCATTCTTCGCATCGCAGTCGGCTAAGGAGTCTCGTGAGCAGGGTGCATACCTTCCCGTAGTGCCAATACAACAGTCGCACCGGGGCGGAAAGGAAATGCGGATTCAGTCTCTGCAGCCCGACATCGAGAATGACTACTTAGCGTTCCCCGACAGGGCAACTGGGAGCTTCGATCTTCTGTACGAGGAGATGGAACAGGCCCCGCTGCTCCCGCACGATGACGGATTGGATGCACTTGAGGGTTGCTGGCGTCTGGCTCAACAATGGGAGGCACTGGCTACAACAGAGGTAACGATCGCGGATACTTTTCAGTTTGGTGCGGAGCAGGCTCCTGTTGCTGGAAGCAGCGGCGACTGGGTTCGAATGGAGCTCCTGGCTCAGCAGCGTGAACGTGACGAGATACCTGAAGAGCAGTTAGTAGGTGAGTTTTCAGGTTTAGATACGTCGAGGCCACTATCGAGGGAAGAATTGGAGGAGATACTGTGGAATCCCATGGCGGCATTGTAGAAGCTCCGAGGGGCCTGGCAAAGTTTGTACGACTCCTCACGAAGTCGTTTAGTACTCAGGTACCCAAGCAGACCCAAACAACTACTGTTGGAATAGCCGATGCGAGTATGTCCGCTTTAACTTCTGCCTGGTTCGACATCTCGACGGAGCGGGTAGAGATCTACGACGACGCTGAGGAGATGGAGGACACCATCGACGAGGTTGCAGTGGCACTAGACGTGTTGGCCGATGAAGCTGTGAACTCGGAGATGGGTGCTGAGGAGTCGTTTCGGGTCGTATGGGAAAGTGGAGTGTCTAAACGTGTGCAGAAGTACGTAGAGGATTCGATTGCACAGTGCCGACTAGCCGAGAAGATGTATGGGATTACTCGGGACACTCTGTTGTATGGAGACAACTTCCAGCAGTACATACTTGGACCCAACCTCCAGCTTGTTCGGGTGATGCACATGCCGCCCAACTCGATGGTGCGGAATGAGGACGAAGTAGGTTTATTGCTTCGGGGCAGCACCGAAGGCAACTTTGCGTTTGAGCAGTACGTCCCGCGAACTAACAAATTTATCGCGGGGTTCCGTGCGTGGCAGGTCGAGCATATTAGGTGGAACCGACGAGGAAGTAGTCCGTATGGGCGGTCGATGTGCTACACGGCTCGACACTCGTGGCGGAAGCTGAAGGCAATGGAGGAAGCTCTGTGTGTTAACTGGCTAACTCGGGCTTTTGCTCGGCTGCTATTCAAGCTTGACGTTACGGGCAAGACCGAAAAGGAGGCTACTGCCTATATCCAGAGGTTCAAGCGGGGCCTCACCCAGAAGAAGGTAGTATCCGGGGTTCTAGGAGACGAGGAACTGTCGGTGGTAAAGGACTTGTTTATCGGAAAAGGGTTCCACGACTTCAGTGGCCAGATCCACGAAGGTCTGACCGACGTCAGTGTTCTCGACACCGCGAGTACTGGGTTCACTCATCTGGATCCCGTAGAGTATTACCAGAATAAGATCCTTACTTCGATGCGGGTGCCGAAAGCGTATCTGGGGTTGGAAAGAGATATCAACGCCAAAGCGACTCTGTCGTACCAGGATAGACGCTTTGCTCGTACGATTCGCAGAGTTCAGTCAGTAAATAGTGGTTTCGTTCACCACTTTGTAGCACTCACACTTCTGTTAAAGGGGATCAATCCTCGCGACGTGCAGTACGTAATTGAGTGGCCCAATCCTTCACGATTGGATGTGGTTGAGGAGGCACAGGCGCTCCAAGCGTTTGCCTCAGCAGCTCAGACTCTTGTGAGCCTCGGAGTGGTTGACGATGAGTATATCGCAGCAAAGTTCCTGCAGATGACACCAGCACAGTGGACCGCGGTCGCAGACCGCGTAAAGCAGAAAGCACAGGAGGTAGTTGACAATGGACAACCGACCGACGACACCGACGACGACGACACCTCAGGAGACTGAGCGAGATACTGGGTTACTCATCCAACTGGGAAGCGTCGAGTCGGCTCTAGAAGTGATTAGTGAGTCGAGTGAGGGCGACAACGATAGCATCATGAACGTCGAAGGTGTTGCTCTAAGGGACAACATCGTAAGTGCGAACATGCGTTACTACTCGAAAGAGTTTAACGAGGGCCTTATCGAGAACACGAATAGGTTCATCGCAGAGGGTGGTATCCCTACGATGTTCACTAGCCACGGAAAGGCTTACGGGACTGGTGGGTTCTTCTCGCCAACTGTGGAGGAGCTTCCCATCGGGAAGATTACAAAACTCTTCCGTCCCGACGCTCGTAAGGAACTGGTAAAGTTCAAAGCTGTTATCATGCCCACAATGGAGGGACAGGACGTCCAGATACTGCTCCGTCACAGCAATATCGGGTCTACTTCTATCCGAGCCGACGGTCGTACGGTTACAAGTCGGATGGGTAAGGTTAATGGCCAAGATGTAGAGGTAATGGAGAACGCAACACTGTCCGGTATCGACTTTACAGCCCGTCCAGGGGTCGCAGATGCTGGGATCGACACAATCTTTGAGTCTGCTCCCCAAGTTACCTATACACAAACTAAAACTGAATTTGAGGAGGAAGATATGTTGGAAGAAGCTACCCTTGACCAGTTAAAGGAGAAGAACCCCAAACTGATTGAGGAACTTAAGGGCGAGTTCGCTAACGCCCACGAGGAAGAAGTCGGCGCGCTAACTAACCAGTTAGCAAGTCTGACTCAGGCACTTGAAGCGTCTACCAACCCTGAGGAGTCTGTAAAGTTGAATGAGGACCTGACCGTTGCTAAGGCGCGAGTTGGTGAGCTAGATGTAGAGCTTGCAATCGCCGAGGCAGCCCACGTTGGCGTGTCAAAGCTGGTAGCGGAGAAGATTCGTGCCGGTAAGCCGACAACGAAGGAGGAAGTACAGGCCCTTGCTCACGACGCGATCAAGGACGCACTAGACGAGGCCCTAGCGAGCTCGCTTAACAGTACAAGCGAGAGCGGGGACGTCGACGGAGCTGCGCACCCACCCGATCGTGCCCAAAGTAGTACCGCAAGAAAGATCAGAGTGAACGAGGACCAACAAACTATGATTCGACTTGCGGGCGGGCGGCCTGCTTAGGGTGACAACCTAAAGACAGATTTTGGATTTTTTGGATTTGGAGGATCTAACATGAACGCATTTAACCAAGAGATGCTAGACAACCTCGGCGAGGGTACGATGCAGCAGAAGCAGCAACGTATGGAGCGTGAGGCCCTAGTAAAGAAGTGGGAATGGTACTTGGACGGGGAGGCGTATGGGCTAAAGCCGATCCCCAAGAGCTACTGGCCGGCAATGGCCCAGATCTTCGAGAACCAGGCGATATTCTCAGCTCAGGGAACAGCCCTTGAGGCTACGTTGACTACTGACCTGACTCTGCCCCAGAAGTACGCATTGCCCATCATAAGAAAAGTCTTCCCGGAGATGTTCCTGATGAAGATTGCATCGGTACAGCCTCTGCCAGCAATGTCAGGCGGTGTGGGCCGGGTCTTCTACCAGGACTTCCAAAGGGAGGACGATTCGGACTCATCTGTCACTGTTCCCGACAGCCCTTACGCCTACAACATCGAGAACGGAGTCCCGAAACGTCTCAAGATGGTCATCACATCGGAGACGTTCACGGCCACCAAGGATATCCTAGGTGCTTCCTGGTCAACTGAGGTGATGGAGGACGCACGTGGTGCCTTAGGCATCGACGTTGAGGCCGAACTCATTGATCAGATGGCGTCTGAAATCACGCGCGAGCTTGAAGAACGATGCCTCAATGAAGTACTCAATGGTGCAGGAGCCGGAAATACCAACTGGTCAAGTACGGTGCCAGCTGGCTACACGACGAAGGAGTGGGCTGAAACGTTGGTCCACGCGTTCATCGACACTGAGGATCTGATCTTCGCGAACCGTTACCGCAAGGCTGATTACCTTGTGGCCGGAAGAAACGTCATCAAGTGGCTTCGCAAGGCTTCAGACTACAAGGCTGAGCCACGTGCCCGGCCGGACCTGAACCCCTCAACGGTAGGTGTTGAGCTTATCGGAACCCTGAATGGCTTATGGGATGTGTACACCTCGGTGTACATCAACGCCAGTAAAGCAATTATGGGTGTGTACCCCAGGTCGCAGACAGATGCAGGGTACATCTTCGCACCGTATATTCCTTTGGCAGCAATGCCACTTGTGTATGCAGAGTTTCTCCCGTACGACGATAGCACTCTTCCGGGTGCTTACCTGAACACGGATAAGTGGTCTCGAAACGTGCGGACCAGAAACGCGAAGAAGATGGTTGTGGCAGAGTTGTTTGGGACGGTTACGATAACCTAACTGACCTAATCGCCCTAATCGACCTGTCATGGCTCCGGGGTCGGACTGCTGGTCTAGTCCTACCCCGGGGCTACACGAACGGAGGTGCTATGGATGCTGTCAGTGTAAAGAACGTTACCGGCAAGGTGCAGGTAATGTCGAACATTCACCTAACTCTAATGCCCGGGGTATGGTCGGAGCCTGTGCCTTGGGATACTGCACTGTGGCTCAAGGCTCGTGGAATGGCCGAGCTGGATGAGTCTGCTATCCCAGACAACAGGCGAGTTTGGGTTGACTCGGAGGAAGCGTATAACCTCCTCTGGATGTCTCCGTTCTCTGTGGGAGATGGCTATGCTACTGCGGCGGAGAACATTGTTCACTGCCTTACCTCACACGGAGTAAAGCTATCCGCAAGACACTTGTGGTTCCTAATAAAAGAGGGCCTGCTACCCGAGACTATTAGTCTACTCGAGAAGCCCATCGACGTGCCCCACCTTGTGGGGTTGTGTATGGCGACTCCAAGCGAGTTCGAGAAGCTGCCGACGCCATACAAGATCGGTCTGACAATGTACGAAGCTTCGGATCCTCTGGAGACCCACCCAGAATGGTTGCACTCCTGCAACGATGTCGACACCCTGTTCGTGCCTACACAGTATAGCAAGGATGTATTCTCTGAGTTCGTCCGACGGCCGATCTACGTAACCACTCTAGCAATCGACCCGATCTTCTGCGCACCGAGAGGCACAGTACCAACTCCTCGTAAGGCTAAGGATAAGTTTAGGATCATCAGCTTCGGAATATTAACAGCGCGCAAATCGCCCGTAGAAACCGTTGAGGTATTCAAGAGGGCGTTTCCGATCGATAAGTACCCAGATGTTGAAATGGTATTCAAGACGCGCACGGGGTTCTTTGGCTACGATCACCACCAGCTTCCCGAGCTGGATGATCCCCGGATCAAGATCTACAGTGACCAGAGGTGGACCAGACAGCAGATGCGTGAGCTCGTAGACTCTGCTGACTGTGCACTGATCCTGTCTAAGGGAGAAGGGTTTGGAATGCCGGCTCGCGAAGCAATAGCTATGGGGGTTCCGACGATTCTGTCAGAGAACACTGGGCACCTAGCTGTCTGTGACCCAAAGTACGACTGGCCCGTTCCAGACTCTCGAGTTGAGGAGTGCAGACTTGGTGGTACGTGGAGCATCCCGGATTGGGATTACGCAGTAGACGTTCTACGGTCTATCTACAATCACCGAGAGGAGGCTAACGCACGGGCTGCCGCTGGGGCTATCTGGTTCTCGAATACTTGGGGTGGCGATCGAGTCGCCGCAGACTTTAAGACAGCCTTCGACGCACTTGAGAACCCATTCGCTACAGTTGACCACCGCCGAGTACTCACACAGCCCAATACGGAAACGTACTCAAGCTACGACCCCGGAACAGTTAAGGAGCTCTCAAGGGTCCATGCCCCCTTTGTACGGGCAGTAGTTAGACTCAAGCCGCCCAATGCGACCATTCTCGATCTCGGGGTTGGCAGCGGGGTTACGACGAAGATGTTTGCGGACAGAGGACTTCGGGTCATTGGGATTGACAAGGATCCGTCTGTCTTTGCGAGTTGTCAACTACTGTTCGAAGGATTACCCCACCCCCCTGTGCTAGTAGGGCTCGACGTTCTCGACCTCCGTGCCAACTTTCTAAACAGATATAGAATGGTACGAGAGAACCTCATGTGTACTAGTCAGGGAATGCTGGAGCACTACTCCAACGGAGACATACGACGTATCCTGATGACAGTACTTAAGCTCAGTGAGTGGTTTGTGTTCTCCGTTCCGTCAGTGTACTATCCCGTTAAGACAGGCACCGAACGACTGATGCGGAAGGAGCAGTGGCTCGACATACTCAAGAGCTTTAACGTAGTTGAGAGCGACTACTATAGTAGTAACCAACATATCTACTTTGCGATCCACGGTCCTGGTCTGCCGGTTAGGGGAACGTTGATTCGACATGGACGCTCGGTAGATGCGGTATGGAGGCCTTGGTAAGATGGCGATTACTATTGCGGCACTGTCGGAAGCAGTACGAGATGTATACACTGCAGAGACTATTACGGACGTTCGAATACTTCGTGCAGAGTTGGCTGCACTTCGGTACTACAGTAGATATAACCCAATAGTCGTTACTACGTCACTTTCCACTGTAGCTAACACCTACGACTATACACTACCAAGTGATTGTATCCAGCTTCTGGAATTGGAGTACTGGCCTTACGGGTCGCCGTACAGTACCTCGGAGGATCTTCAGTTGTGGGCAGATAAGCCGATTGCGGCTAATATAGCCGACCAGGTAGTGCTTAACATTGATAGGGCACACAAGATCGAGGTTTACGGAGGGTACTGGGAGGTCATCGTTGAAGGTCCCTCAGGAACTGTTCGGCTCTCGCCGATTCCAACCTCCGTAATAGTAGTACCTTATAGGTACTACAAGGGCCACGCGGTAAGTGTGGATAATACTAACTTAGCAACGGTTCCTGCAGAGGACCTAGAGATCCTTAGGGACCTAGTTGTAGTAGAGCTATTAACACCTTGGGCTAACAGCTTCGTGACTGAGCCCGATTACGTTCGTGGTCTCGGAAAGGTTACTAAGAAACATTTGCCTGACTCGATTGCTAAGAGGGTTAGTGAGTTACAGCGCGGAGTTCAGCAGAGGTACGGAGGATCAGTATGCGTGATAGGGTAGCACGTCGCCGCGATACGCAGAGTATAATCGATGCAGACCCGTGGGTCTGTACGGTGTACCGACAAGCTGCAGACTCCGGCGATGACCCTACAACCTTCTCCTTTACGGGCTCGGTAGAAACTGCGTTACTACGAGCGGTGACTGCGGAGCGGCTAGGTTATCGCTTAGATGGTGAGCGATCAGTAGCTATGGGCATTTGGGGTATACTTGCCTCGTATGATACTCCTAAAATTGTAACCGGAGATCTAATCATAGCTACGCAGGCCGACGACGACAGCTTTACTACGACACACAATCTGCTGGTGGTACATAGTGATGTATACCCTGATCACGTTGACATTCTAGCTAAGGAGCGTGAGTGATGCCCGAAGACATGATTAACCGAGAGGCGTTTCACAGGTACATACGTCCCTCTAGAATCATTGCGGATCCTGTTGAGGGGTTTGTGTGCCGAAAGTGTTGGTCCTCAGACGTAGGAGTGCGCCTCGACAAGGATCGGGCGTTATTCATTGTGTGTCTTGGTTGCGGGATGGCTGTCCCGGTAACAGAGGAGAACTTCGACGATGGCTCCGAGTAACTACGACGTAGCAGCTGCTGTGTTCAACTTCCTCAAGACCGACGATGACGCATCAGACGTTCGGGACCTGCTAGTATCGGGAGCTACTAGTGTGTTAGAAGCCGGGGACGTGACCGCAAAGAGACTAACAGATTTTGAGGGCACCCGTAGGACTGGGGGCAACTCAGATCTTGCACTATGTGTTGCTATACAATTCGACGGGAGTGAGAAGCTCAGTCGCAACTTCACCCAACAGAGGGTGGTCGTACGTATCTATGATCGACAGAAGGGCTTTAGTAACATACGGGAAGTTCGTACAATGATTCGAAAGGTGCTCAAGTACTTCCACTGTGTGCTTGTAGACATTGGTGATACAATGCAGGGTTTAGTTACATGTAGCTTCGAAGGGTCGAGTGGTGATATGTACGATTTGGACTTTGCTGTCTTCTACGACGCCCTAACCTTTGTAGCTATAGTTGAAACAGCTGAAACTTACTGATAAGGAGGTACAAGATAATGGCTTTTACTGGAGCAAAGATATCAACTGGTATTGGTCTACGACACGTCAGAGTTGCCCTTCGCGATACTGACGGAACGTTCAAGATTCCCTCAGGAACCGCAGTTGGAACTGCTTACGCAGGGCTGCAGATCCAGGGAGCAGCGGCGTTGACCATTACGGTTCCAGACCCACAACGTGTAACGGCACGAGGTGACGATCGTCCGTACTACACGTTCCAGCTTCCGCCTACGGACATGCCGACGGGGGAGCTGCGAGTGTCAAAGACCCAAGCAGACATAGTTGCGTTGCTAACCGATACGGAGCAATTTGGTAGTCCTCCATTCAAGAAGATTGGTATCGCATCTAACAAGCAGGGCGAAGAGCCCACAATTATATTGTGGGGTAGTCGTCAGGCAATCGACTCGGACGATGACTCTTCGTACTTCGGCACTAAGGTATGGCAGACGTATGTCCTTCTAGCCTGCGAGGCAGCGCTTAGGCCGGCAGCGATGGAAGATGCGGCTGTTGGAGAGTTCACGTATTCGATTGCGGCAAACGACGCAAGCGTTGACGAGTTTGGAGCGTCCTTTACAGAGGCTATACACGGGTTCACTAAGTGTCCTTACTTGATTGTAACCTCACGGTACAAATTCTGGATCGACGTATTCACCCTCGATGGAATTGAAACGGACTTCACGCTAACGAAGACTCCTGTTTCTAGTGGTGGCGAGATCGTGATCGCCCAGAACGGAGTGAACCTCGTACCAACGACTGACTGGACCCGAGTTGCTAAGGTTGTCACCTTAGACGATGGCTCGGCGACTGGGGAGAAGTTGGTTGTGGAGTACGACTACGAGTAGTAGTGGTAGTAGTAGTAGGGCTCTACTTCGGTAGAGCCCTATATCCAGAACGATTAGGAGGTAACAATGAAGATAAAAACGTTTCTGTATGAAGACAGTGAATACGACGTATCGATCACGGTAAGGGCCGCTACAGTTGCCATAGGAGCAAAGAGGTCATCCATACAGGCAGAACAGCACTCCCAAATGGCTGCTTCTATCTGGAAGAAGGATAAGGGGGGCATCGATCAGTTCATTGCTGACGACGATGCGTTTACCGAGTACATGATCAACACGAGTTCATACCCAGCGTGTATCGCCGGGACTGCAAGCGTGGAGAACCTGGAGGGGGCCAAGGTTGCACTCACCCTAGACATAACTCCCGCCGACTTTATGGAGCTCCCTGAGCAGCTAGTAGTAGAGTGGCTCGAGAATATCTTCGAATTGAACCCTCACTGGCTCCCACAACCCGCTAAAGGGACCCTAGCAACGGAGGAGCAAAAAGAGGGGGAAGAGCTCGGGCCAGCCGACGAGAAGAGCTTGACAGGAAACTCATCGTCTGGCTCAGAGCAAAAGATTCTCCAGCTAAAGACGAAGACGACGAGGCAGAGAGCGACTGGGATCTCCACGACCTAGATCTTGCCTGGTCAGTGTTTAAGTTGTTAGATGCCCTTGAGTGGAAGTATCCTCCGTCAGTCATTATGGAGCAGTCAGAAGCCGTTTTGGATGATCTTATGATCATTTCGTGGCGAAAGAAGCGAATGGAGACCCTACTCGACGGAAGTACGACCCCGCCAGGTGCAATGAAGGGGCAGGTGCGTAATGGAGTGGCAGATAAGGTTTAGGGTTAAGGCTGCGTGTAAAGAGGTCATCCGTGGAGCTGTTGATGACCTTGTTAAGGAGACCCGTAACCGGATCAACCAAGTAATAGCTGAGTCTCCGGTAGACATTGTAGCACTCCTACAACAAGAGACCTCTCGGATATTCGACAGTGAGGGTATTCCTCGCTGGCCGAATTTGACGAAGCAAACGGTCGAGAAGCGGCTTCGCGGTAGGAGTAAGAAGAGGGTCTTCTTAGGGAAGATCTTACAGCGGACCGGGGGTCTGAAAAAGGCTACCCTCGGAGGCTTCTACATCGTTCGCCCCACTAGTGGCTCCACCAACTCGTTTGTTAGGTTCGACTACGAGGCCCATCCACTCTTTAAGACTCACCACTTCGGTGAGCACATTGTGGGCCGCACCAGGATCAAGGCCGAAACTGGGTACGATTGGGAGCCTTGGATCGCTACGATTCCGTCTCGGCCGATGCTTCCAATTGGTCGAGAGGGTCAGCGGGTAGGTCGGCGGATCTACAACGAGATCATAATACCTAGACTGAATAAACCTCTAGAAGGCAGGTAAGTTATGCCTCAATCAAAGTACTCAATCATTTATGAGATCGAACTAAGGGCTGAGCGGCTGAAGGCCGAAATCGCCAGTGCTATGAAGGCTGTTGAGGCTTCTACTGCGAGCCCTAAGGCTATCGAGTACGATGTTAATAGGCTCAAGCAAATAGCAGTCGATCGATCGGCTTCGATTAAACAACTTACCCGGCTGCAGAAGCAGTTTACAGTTGAACAGATAGCATCGAGCGAGGAAGCTCGCAACCTCGTACTTAACCTCAGAGCTGGCACCTTCGCTCTCCAGAAGATCCAAGTAGAAGCCGGCAAGGCTTCTACGGTTGCTAGGGACCTCAACACTCACTTCAAGTCACTCTCGGGATACGTAGGAACGCCAACACAGGAACTCCACCAACTCACTACCGAGACTAAGGAGGCTACTGGAGCCTTTGCCGAGCTAGCTAGC